TTTTCAAGGCAATGTTATAAAATACGTAGTTCGTTATAAAGATAAAAACGGTATTGAAGATTTGAAAAAAATTATTCACTACTGTGAATTAGAAATAGAGAGACTACGCAAATGAATTATGTAATGTTAATAACTATAGTAGTTTTAATGTACTATTATGTTTGAAGCAGCAACAGAATGGACATGTCCAGAAAATTTTCCTGATTTAAGTCAGGCAAAATATATTGCTATTGACTTAGAAACAAGAGATCCAAATTTAAAAACAAGAGGATCGGGTGCGGTTATTGGAGAAGGAGAAATTATTGGTATTGCATTAGCTGTAGATGGTTGGTCTGGATATTATCCCATTGGACATCGCGAAGGAAATTTAGATAAAAAAATAGTTTTAGATTATATCAAAGATGTTTGTGCAACAGATGCAGTAAAAATATTTCACAATGCTATGTATGACGTTTGCTGGTTAAGAGCTTATAATATTAAAATCAATGGTTTTATTGTAGATACCATGGTGATGTCATCTTTAATTGATGAAAATAGATTGTCTTATGCATTAAATAGTATTGCCTTTGAATATTTAAGAGAAGTAAAAGATGAAAAAGGATTAAAAGAAGCAGCAGAAGCTGCCGGTGTAGATGCTAAATCGGAAATGTATAAACTTCCTGCAATGTATGTGGGAGCTTATGCAGAAAAAGACGCAGAACTTACTTTAGAATTATTTAAAGTTTTATCACGAGAAATACAAAAACAAAATTTATCTGAAATATTTGATTTAGAAACTAATTTATTTCCATGTTTGATTGATATGAAATTTAAAGGAGTAAGAGTAGATATAGAAGGTGCTCAAAAATTAAAACGAAAAATGATAACTGAAGAGGAACAGTTATTATTAAAAGTAAAACAAGAAACAGGTATTGAACCTCAGATATGGGCAGCAAGGTCTATTGCAAAAGTGTTTGACAAATTAGGTTTGCATTATGAAAGAACATTAAAATCAGATGCTCCTTCTTTTACAAAGAATTTTTTATCAGAACATAAACATCCTTTGGTACAATGTATTTCAAAAGCGAGAGAAATTAATAAAGCACATACAACTTTTATTGATACTATTTTAAAACATGAACATAGAGGAAGAATACACGCAGATATCAATCCTATTCGATCCGATCAAGGTGGAACTGTTACAGGTAGATTTAGTTATTCTAATCCTAACCTACAACAAATTCCTGCAAGAAATAAAGATCTAGGTCCTAAAATTAGAAGTTTATTTATTCCAGAAGAAAATCATAAATGGGGTTGTTTTGATTATTCACAACAAGAACCAAGACTCGTTGTACATTATGCAGCTACTACAGATCCTATTATGTATGATGATTCTGTTTCATCTATTGTAGAAAAATTTAAAAATGACACTGTAGACTTTCACCAGACGGTAGCAGATATGGCCGGTATATCTAGAAGTAATGCTAAGACCATTAATTTAGGATTGTTTTATGGTATGGGTAAAGCGAAATTACAAGCAGAACTTGGTTTAAATACTAAAGCAGAAGCAGAAAATTTATTTAATCAGTATCATGAAAATGTACCTTTTGTTAAAGAACTGATGAACAGAACATCTCAACATGCTCAACTATCTGGATCTATTGGAACTTTATTAGGACGTAGATGTAGGTTTAATAAATGGGAACCCAATACTTTTGGTATGCATACTCCTATGAGTTTAGAAGAAGCAGAAAGAACTTATGGTAGAGGAAGAATAAAGAGAGCTTTTACCTACAAAGCATTAAATAAATTAATACAAGGTTCTGCTGCAGACATGACAAAAAAAGCAATGTTAGATTTATATAAAGAAGGAATTATACCTCATATTCAAATACATGATGAATTAGATATTTCTGTAGAATCAGAAGCACAAGCAAAAAAAATTATTGAGATCATGGAAAATGCTGTTACACTAGCCGTCCCAAATAAAGTAGATTATGAATCTGGCAACACATGGGGAGATATTAATGGATAAGGAGATTTATGTCATATTTAAATGCAAACATACCACCTATTTATTGCAAGGTTCGAAAGGAGTATTTATATGATCTTAAAGAACATCATGGAGAAGATGAAGAATGTGTGGTCTTTGGCATTACAAGCATCAGCGGACGTGCCATCTTATGTAACATCATGCTTCCGAACGGTGCATGCTTTTGGCGTTTGCCTATCTCAGCTTTTTTCCAAAAACATTTTCAAAGAACCGAAGTGCCTGATATGTCAACGGACTTCTTACAATTGTGGAATTGTTTTAGTTATTATCCTTCTGTTCATTGCTTTGATTTTTTAAGTGGAATTCACGGTAAATTTCGTGGTAAAGATAAAAAATTTTATGAAGGACAATATCTTTTTACTATTGACTGGGGGCATCCAGAAACTAATATACTCAACACAGAACATTCTGAAATCCCTCAAGAGCATAAGTGTGCGCACGTATTGGCTCTTGCTAACGGCAATTATGCAGCTCAGCCTAATAATCGCATTTTGTGGCATGTTAATAGTTATACTACTGATCGATCTTGGCCAGATTATAAAGTCCAAAATACCGTTTGGGAAGTAGAAGGTCCTGATTGGGTTACAGAAGACTCTGATAAAATGTTTTATGATGTAAATATTAAAGATGAAGATAAGTGATAATACAAACGTAGCTTTACCTATAAGAAATTTATTAGCTATTGTAGGCGCAGTAGCATTAGGAGTATGGGCCTATTTTGGGGTCATTGAACGACTCAATCAATTAGAAACTAAAAATAAATTATTCGAACAAGATTTATTAGAAGCATCAAAACAAAAACCTATTGACCAAGAACAATTTTTATTAATTGAATGGTTAACCAAACAAGTAGAAAAACATACAAAATTATTAGAAGAAAATATTCATACAGGTGTAATGTTAAAACAATTTGACAGGGAAATTGAAAAAATTAAAAAAGATGTAGAAAAATTAAAAGATGCTACACGAGATATTAAATTTGCAAACGGAAATGGTAAACATTAATGATCGAAATGGTTGTAGCTTTGTGTTTATTTTTAAATGATAAGATGATAGAACATTCTCACAAAAAATCCTTATCGGAGTGTTTAGAAACGAAAAGAAAAATAGAACGAAACACCGATAGTGGTAATTCTTATGTTCAATGTTCTGTCGTGAAAGCAAAAGTATATGTGGATCAACATGGAATTAAACGAATACAAGAGATTCAAGGACATTAATGAAACACTGTATTTTTAAAGTGTACATGGGTTTCTGTCTCTTGTTAAAAGATTGCAAATGTAATAAGTTAAATAAAAATTTAAATGAAACAATAAATCACTGTAATCCTTTTAAATATATATCATGAAACTTTCCGCAAATTTTCAGTTAAGTGAGCTAGTTAAATCACAAACTGCCGAAAGAAAAGGGATACCCAATAACCCATCGCCAGCTCATATCGACAATTTAAAGGCCCTCTGTGTCAATGTTTTACAACCGATCAGGTCGCATTTTGAATCTCCGGTCATGATTTCCTCTGGATATCGTTCTGCAGAACTTTGTATTGCGATTGGATCGAAACCTACTTCGCAGCATGCTGAAGGCAAAGCCGCCGATATAGAAGTGATTGGTGTGGATAACAAAGAACTAGCACAATGGATTAAAGATAATTTAGAATTTGATCAAATGATTCTCGAATTTTATCGAGATGGTGAGCCCGACAGCGGCTGGATTCATGTATCATGGAACAGCGATGAAAATAGAAATCAAACCCTGCGAGCGTCGAGAGACGAGGAGCGAGGGACCATATATAAACCATGGTAAAAAAGAAAAAAGTATTAAACACACAAGATTTATTAGGAAATATTCATACCGTAAATGGTATCTGTCCGGAGTGTCAAGAAGAAACGGTTTTAGTTTCTATTGTTTCTGAATATTTTAGATGCGTTACATGTGGTTATGATGTAAAACAATATGTCAATGGTTCTATACGATATATAAGATTAGATAAGGAAGATATTCAATGGCTAAAAAATCAAAGATAGGTGTTGCTGAATTACTCAAACGTAATCGTATTAAACGACGAGGTCGTCATTCTAAAAAACATAAAGGTAAAAAGAAATCAGAACGTGGCCAAGGCCATCCAAGTTAAGTATTATTTCCTTTTTTAATACAGTTGGAATATACTCCTGTTACGATCATGTTGTGATCTAATGCTGTTTTTTCTATATCTTTTCTTTTTTGGCGCGACATTATTTCACATTCTTTTTGTGAGTTATAATAAACAGGAGGATTTTGTACTAAAGGTGTACACATTTCTTGACCAAATTCAGGATTAAATGTGCATAACATAACTACAATAATAAATGATTCCATACTTGACTTTTTATTTTAATATCCTATATAGTAAGTTAAATAATATATAAAGGAGAATACAACAATGACGGACTTTAGCAAGTATAAAAATGTTACAGTGGATAATGATACTTATTCCATTATAACAAAACTACAGACAAAACTTAAAGATGATGTTAAGTTAAGTCGTAGTCAAGTAGTAAAAACATTAGTAACAGAGAAAGCGAGAAAATTAAATGGCAAGTTATCTAAATAAAACTTTATCGGAAAGTGATCATATTACTCCAGAACAAAAATTGTGGAGAGCAGTGTTAGATCAAGCATTACAAGATGTGTTTGGTGTAAATACCATTTGGATTTGTGAACATGAAAAAAAAGATGTGCATGAATTTTTTAAAGAACGAACAACAGCGTTTGATGAAATTTGTGATAATGCTGGATTAGATCCAACTACACTTTGGAGAAAAGTACAAAAACTAAAAGGTATTCAAGCAGGATTTTTAACCGCAGGCAAAAAAGAAAAACCTGTTTTAACTATTTTTAAAGATTTTAAAAATAAAAGAAATAAATATATTAAATCGCATTGGAGAAATCATCATGTCGGGTAAAATAATTTGTCCTCATTGCAATGGTAATGGATTTACTCGTGATACACAATCGCATCCAGACATTCGTAAACAAGAAGTGATCCAATGTAAAGAGTGTGACTCACAAGGAGAAGTGGATATCACAGAAGAAGTCATCAAAGAGTTAGAAAACATGACGAGGTTACAATGAATAAGAAAAAACAATGGACGGTTGCTGGCTATTATTTAGATGGCAAACAAGCTTGGACTATTTTAGAAAATAAACGAGGTAAAACAAAAATGGTGAAAGGAATTCAATCATGATGGTCCCCGAAGACTTACAACGTTTACAAAGTTCTACCCAAGATACGATAGAACAATTACGAAATAAAATTGATATGTTACAAAAACAAAAAAAGTTTTTACAAACTAAACTAAGGGAGAAAGTAAATGACACCAAAACAAAAACGACTACGACAATTACAAAGGCGCACTATGATGACAAGTGTTAAAAAATATATGTTAGGAATTATTTTGTTAGCCGGAGTTATTAAAATCCTGTCCTTAGGACTACAAATGTTGCAGGGACTATGATTCAAGGAGATAGCATTGAGTATGAATTATTAGCTACCTGGGCTGCTGAATGTAAACATCGTAATCTTAGTTGTGAGATTGGAGTACGACAAGGAATGGGATCTAAAGTTATTTTAGATCATTTACAACCCAATAAACATATTGGCATTGATCCTTACGGTAATCTTAATTATCAACATTATGATAATAGTGGTTCTTATCAATGTGACTACACCGAAAAAATGCGTGTACAATTATTACAAGACATGGCGAAGTATGAAAACTTTGATTTGTTTCACATGACCGATATTGATTTCATGAACCGGTTTCATGATGCAGGACCTTTTGACTTTGTTCATTTTGACGGGCCGCATATGACGAGGGACGTGCTGCGAGAGGCCATTTGGTTTGCAGATCGATCTACAGCAGGAACTCGTTTTGTCTTTGATGATTATACCAAATATAACATGAAAACGATTGTAGATGTGTTGAGTTATTGGAATTTTAGAATTCTTCAATCGGGAACCAATAAAGCATGTTTGGAAAGACAATAAATGGCAGAACAATTTTCTTTATTTCCTTCTGAACACATTCCTATTGAAGTCAATAGTGTACGCGCTGTGAATTCCGTGGATCTGTATGATTTGGTTATACCTTTTGATTCTACTCCAGGGCAATTTGTTGCTTTAAAAAATTACATGAAGCAAGGAGAATATATTTTACATTCAAGTGGGTCTTATCATTATTTTCAACAATTCAATATTCCTAACTTACGACC